TCCTTAGGTAGAATCGTAGAGCGGAGCATGTTGGCCTCATTGAATCCAGCAGCACCAGCAATCATGGAAGGGATACTGAATGGAGCACCCAGATGAGAACTACGGGTCAACGCGGCGTAGCCCAACATGGTCGGGTTAAGCGCCTTCTTGAGGTAGTCCTTCTGTTGATGGTCCGGGAGACCAAGAGCCTTCACGTGGGCCTGCATAGCGAAGTAGCCACCAGCGATTCCCAGAGAAAGGATGTGGGTCAACGCCATGTCAATACCGCGAGAGTTCTTAGTGGCCTCGTAGTAAGACCGAACGAACTTCGAGTTCAGCGACTTGATGGTGAAGTTCTTAAACTGCATGAACATCTTCACGCCAGCACCATACGCATGGGAATCCTGAGAGGACACCTTGTGTGGGCGAAGCATGGTCTCATCAGCCACCTTATCGGCTAATCGCCACAGGTCCATACTGCGAGGGTCCTGACTGAACGCCTTCTTGTCCTTGATGGTGAACTGCCCTGAGGCATCTCGCACAGCGTGGTCTCGGAAGAGGGACTTGATACCAGCCCACTGTTCCTTAGAGATACTCGCTGATTTCAGGAAAGCATCGGTTCCGAACCTCGACCCTTTGCCACCTAAGGCTGCACCTGCCACATCTCCAAGCACGCCCTGACGGGCTGCATCCAGAAGGTAGTTGGCTGTACCGTTCAACATCTTGGTCCACGGAGAACGCGCAGAGAGTTCCTGTGTTCCATACTTCAAGGTCCCCACAATGTTAGACATCACGACACTGGTATCAGAGGCTTCACGCATACGTTGCACAATGTCAGCACGGCCCGGACGAATAAGCTGGTCCAGTTCCTTACCGAACAACGCACCGTGGATGTCCTTGAGTTCCTTACCGCTAAGTGGGCCCTTCTTGAATGCAAGGTCACGAACTGTAGGAATCCCGTGGAGCATCGCCTTGACGTTACCCTTAGCCAACATCCCAGCAATCTCAGTGACGTTCTGAGGGCCCATGTAGAAGTTCTTAGCGAAGAACGTTAGGTCATTCAGTCCACGAATCATCGTCTCGAACGCTGTGTCGTTGTTACGACGAGCACGTCCAGTCAGAATCTTCACGGTATCCTTGAGTGCTTCCACCTCGCCTTTCATCTTACCGTTACCCTCAGACTTCTTGTCTAGTGCCATGATGGCATCTTTGAGTTCCTTAGTCGTCTTCCCTGTGCCACCCATGATAGCGATGTCACCGTTGATGCGGCGGTCATATGCAGGCATGATGCGGAACATGTCGAAGTCGCGGAGGTCGTTCACTGAGAACGTAGAGCCATCCGGTAAGGTAGTCGCCATGTCTGAGTCGAACATGTTACGAGCTTCAAGGAATGAGTTGTTCTCAATCCCAACCAGACCAGTAATGTTGTCATCAATGACAGACGAAGCGTTGAACTGGTCTGTGTGACTGATACCATAAGCCTTATCCATCGCGTGCTTCTGGACGACCTCAGGTGTCACTTGGTCAACCGACTTGTATCCGTTCAGTTCCATGAGGTACTCATCAACACGGGCCTTGACCTCTGGACGGCTGTGGTAGCTCGTAAGCCAAGACTTAGCGATAGCCTCCTGTAAACCTTCAGGTCCAAGCTGCTGGGTCATCAGTTGCTTCACAGAGCGGTCGTACACGTTAGGCACATAGGTCCCTTTGTGACGACTACCGGGGAAGATGCTGGTGGCATTGAAGTTACCGAAGATAGCCGGGTTCTCCATTAATTCACGCTTAGTGTCGAAGTGTTGCTTCATCAGGTCCATCACCTTACGTTCACCTTTGGTCAAGTCGGCCTGTAACTCTGGACGCTCAATCGCTAGGGCGGCACGCTTGTAGATTTCCTGACGTACACCTTCACGTGACATTTTGGCTTCACCTACAGAGAACTCAGGGTCACTCATTGCTTCACTCACGGCACTGTACAACTCATTGTAAGTCCTCTGGTCTGTACTATGGAGTCGCTCATGGATGTCAGATGCAGTAGCACCGAACTTACCGTGAGACCCTGAGGCCATACCTGTAGGAGAACGAACGAGGTCAGCAGCTATGCCACGAATCTCTGGGGTATCTGAGCTTAACGTCTTCAGGCCAATCTCAGTGAAACCACCGAGTTTAACACCGGGAGCAGCACGCTCAGGGTCAATCTCAGTGAACTCCTTGATGGTCTTAGGGTTAGCTGGGTTTGTATCCATCAGGATAGAGCCATTCTCCAGAACCACAGACCCTTGCTCGCTTGGGTGCTCAGCATAACGAACACCAACGTGCTCGCCATTGAACACTTGGGTCTCGCTAGGTAAACGTGAAGTATCAGTACCTCCAGCGTTGTAGGCTGACTCACGGGCTTCTAATCGCATGGCTGGCCCAGCGAACTCATTGAGTCCTTCAGTCCCCTTACCAGCTTTGCGAATACCAGCACTCACAGCGTCACTTAGTGCAGACATGCCAGCGCCAAATAGTAACCCACCAAGCGCGGCGTTAGTGTAGTGGGCCTCACCACCAGCCACAGACGTGCGGAGGGCCTCGGAGGCAACACTAAGTCCTGCACTCTGGGTCCCTACCACGAGGGCCTTATTGACCACCTTGATTCCCTTACCAGCCACTCCCACCAGAGGCACATAGCTTAGAGGGTCTACACCAGCACCAATAACACCAGCACTCAGCTTAGCTCCCAGTCCAGCATCGGCTGCCTTCTGGTCCATCTCATAGTTACGCTTAGCCATACTGATTAGGTCGTCCCAGTTCTCACCGTCACCACCAGTAACCACAGAGTAATAACTCGGAGGCAACCCACTATTACGCAGCTTGTCTAAGTCCTCTTTAGTTGGCTGATAGGAGTTCCAGCGAGTGGGTGTCATGACATCCTTGAAGATATCCCAACCGTCATCCATACGTCCAGCCCTAAAGGCTACACCCAGAGTTGAGTTGTGTACCTCAGCCTTAGTCGCATCTTTGAACCCGAAGAACGTTGAGCGAGCTTCAAACTCGTCGATGGTCGTCCCTGTCTTCTCCCAGAAGTCCTTGGCGTAGGGTGTAGCTGGAGCTTCCTGCTCTTTACCTTGAACGTTGAACCCTGTGGACTGTGGAAGGTCCTGTGACACCTTGTTGTTCTTGGACAGACCAGCGAAAGCGTCAGACGCAGGGATGCCCTTACCCTTTGGGGTAATACCACCGAACGCTTCCAGTTCGCCCTTACGAGGACTGTTAGCAACGTCCATCAGCTTACGCATGTAGTTACGTCCTTCCTCAGAGATAGACCCGAAGTCACCTTTATCGTAGGCTTCTATCTGAGGGGCACCATCACGGCCTTCCCCTTGGTTATACGCTAAGGCTGCTTTGAGTTCGTCCCCATCGTACTTACGCACAAGGTCAGATAAGTGGCGAGCCACAGCGTCGATAGCCAGTTCGGGATTGTAGCGGTCATCCGTAGGGTCGTCAACACCAACGTCAGCAACCTTGAGACCGAGACCGCGAGCGGTCCCAGTGGTTAACTGCATGATACCTTTAGGGCCAGTCTTGGACTTGGCCTTAGGGTTAAAACTTGACTCGTTGAAAGCTAACTTACGAAGGAGGTCATAGCTGACCCCATGACTATCGGAAGCCTTCTGGAACAACCCATCGTAATCACTCGGTACATCTTTATTGTAAGTGGACATACGCCCTCCCTTTCTTAATATCACAAATTAGTTGGTCAGATACGCCGTAGCGTTTAGCCAACACTCGGTTTTTCTCTGTGGACTCGCGTATGGATAACGCTATGTCATCACTGAGCTTCTGCCTATTGCTTCTACCCTTGTTGAACATATCTCGGATGTTCTCTTTCTGGGTAGCGATACTTAAGTGCTAAGGGTTACAACATCCGGGGTTGTCACAGTGGTGCATAACAATGTCTCCCTTCTGTGCTCCTACAGCGAGCCTGTGGGCATAATACTTAGTACCATTGATTCGTATCTGCTTGTATCCATCACGGTTAGGTGCAAGGTTTAGTTCCCAACACCCAGAGGCAGACACTGTTGATTTGCCCCGCAGGGTGTCGAGAATAGTCATGAGGTCATCTCCTATTGTTATTTAACGTCTCCACCATAGATGGATTTCGGAATGGTTTTCTTCTTAGCTCGTACACGCTCGCCTGCTGCCTTACGGGCCTGAGTGGCTGCTGTAATCGGTGCACGTTTCTGTGCGTCCTTCAGAGCCTTCTCTTCTGCTGCTTTAGCCTGCTTAGCCAGAGTCGCTTGGTACTCACGTTGTAACAACTCTTTGTCGTACCGAATGCGAACAGTCCCAGTGGTATCCATCAGGAAGATTGAGTCACCCTGCTGGTACATGGTCAGTTGCTTATTGGTAATCCATTTGTTGTTCTCAATGATTCCCTTACGTGCTGCGTCGAGAATGTCACGACCTTGTTCCCAAGACTTAGGGTCATCCGTTACCTGTAAGGCGTTCTTAGGGATAATACCAATGGTATCCCCATCCACATCATCACCTTTGAAAGTCGTAGTGGATTCCTTGAGGAACTTATCGACTTGCTGCATAGCCATATCGGCGTTACCTGTGCGGTACTTCACTGAGTCGTAAATCTTACGGGCCATCCCATCCAGACTAGCCGGGATGCGGGACAGTTCGGGTGACTTAGAGTTGTTCTTCACGGAGGCCCATGCCTTGTCGTCCTCGTACTGCATCTCTTTGGTCAACGTGCGGCGTGAACGGTCAGCGTCGATAAGGACCTGTGTGTCGATACCTTGCTTGTCCATCATATCCATAGTGTTGAAGAGGTCAGCCTTATCGGGATACAAAGCGGCTACCAAGTCAGGGTCACTGTTACGCAGACGACGAAGGGCCTCAATCGCAGCGGTGTCCTCAGGCATACGCCCATTGACCACAGCGGCAGACCACTCGTTACTAGCATCAGTCACCAGTTCACCTACGGCGGTACGGAAAGCACCATCCTTCGAGTCTACCCGGAGGTAGTCCAGCTTGAGCTTGTCCTTCTGGGCCGGAGTCATATCCATCGCCTCAATCTGGGCCAGCTTCTGGTTAGCGTAGTTCACCATATCACTATGGGTAAACTCACCTGTGTTCTCGTTGGTTGGCATGTCCTTGTAGTTTGTGGACACGTACTCGCCGCTAAGACGTTTGTTGAACTGACGGTCAATCACTGCTGACTTGTTCAAGGTCTTCTGCTGCTTGTCCATCTCTTTGGCGACTGCTGCTGATTCCTGCTTAAAGCGGGTCTGCATCTGTTCCTGAGCTTGGATGAGCATCTCACGCTCTGGGGTCATCTCTTCGCCCGGTTGGCGCTTGTCGAGGTCAGCCTTAATGCCTTGGAGCATCTCCCAGCCCTGCGTGGTGTCGGCCTGATTGATAGCACTGTTGATACCCAAGCGGAAACCTTCGGTCAACTTAGCGTCATTCTGGAATTGAGAGTGTTGAGCTTTAACCATCAAAGCATTCCACTGTTCGTCTCCCATGAGTTCACGGTAAGTCGTCTCTGCACCATTGAGTGTTACCTTACGGTCTGCCAGAGACTGCAAGAAGGTTGTAGAGCCGGGACGCTGCACAACATCATTCAGTGACCCAGTGATAATCTGAGCGGCCTGAGCGTCTGACGGAATGGCCCCAGTGACTAACCCGTTGTCGATGTACTTCGAGAAGAAGTCACCAGACTCAGGGCGAGCCAAGATGGCAGGGTCTGTCAGTACACCATTGAGTTCCACCTTAGAGTTCAGGATGGCACCCTTCTGGGCTTTGTCACTCAGGAAGGTATCGTGTGTGTTGTACAGGTTGATGTTACGCTCGGTGATGTCAGCGTTGAACCCACGTTGATAGTCGATGTCGGTCTCTTTGAGTCCGAACTCTTCGGCTGACGTTTTGGCTGCTTCCTGTAGACGTGAGTGGCGATACTGCTCCATCTCTTCACGAGTACGGAACTGACCTTGCTTAATCTTCTCGGAGACATCGTTGTCAACCAAGAAGGCAGCATTGCGTCCAGTCTTGAAGCGCAACTGCTCCATTGCATACGGGTCGTCCTGATAGAGTAGGGTCCCGTTGTTAAGAGCCTCTCGGCGCTGCTGTGGGGTCAACTTACTGATAATCTCGTTGGACCGTTCATCAGCCAGCTTGCGTTGCTTATCGTCATACGCTTGGAATGCGTCAGCGCCTGCCTGAGCCATACGGCCCAGAGAGTCTACCCAAGAGGGACGCTGGGGCGCTTCCTGTACTTTCACTGCGTTGTACTGCATGGACGCAGGAGCACCACGGAGACGACTGATACCCGGTTGAGCCATATTGCCCAGCACGGAGTTCAATTTACTAGCCATGTACTACCTCCTTATTTCGCTGGGACTTTCGTACCCTTGGCTGCACTAATGGGCGCTGGTCCAGAACCTGAGGCAGGCTTGGAGTCAAACTTACCGTCAACGTAAGCATTCGCAGTTGCACCAGTGACCAGCGACAATGGGTCAAGGATTTGGGCCAGCTTGGACTTCTGCTTGCCTTCTGCCTTCTGCATCATCTTAATTTGGTCAGCAGTGGACTGAGTGGTCCCCAGTTGCTTCGCGAAGAGAGACCCATAGTCACGACGATACTGGTCGTTCACTTGGTTAGCCTCTCGGATGAACTCGCCTTCTTTGATACGAGAGATACGGTCCATAGAGTTACCCTCAAGCATACCTTCACCGATGGCTGCACGAATGGTTCCCATAGTCTGGACCTTCTGCATATTCTGTGCGGTTAGCTCGCTGGTGGCATCCTCTAAGAGTTGCTTCTGTTCGAGGCGACTGTTAGCGTTCTGGATGTTTGACTCTTTGACCATTTGGATTGCTTGGCGGCGTGACGCATCGTTACTAGACGCGATTGCCTTAGCTTGCTGTTGCTGTCCTGAGATAGAACTCACAGCAGACATCGCAATCGGGATTGCTGCCATCCAGCACATAGTTACCTCCTAATGGTAAACAGTTGGAACTTCCCATCCTGCGTGTATTCCTCATGGAACTCCGCACCGATGGACTTAAGGAACCTTTTGTGTGGCCAATTGCCTGTCCATACGAAGTTCCATAGGACTGGATATACATCCAACATCATATCACGATACTCCATGATACGGTACCTGAACTCCAGCTTACGTCCACGCTCTAAGCGCCACACTTGGTCTGACGTTACGAACCACACTTGGTCCCCACAGTTCCCTCCGATTGCCAGAGGAAAGCCACCGTGGTCTAGCGTGACACACTCGGACGCATCAGGGAACTTAGGTTCAATACCCATAGCCTGTGCTTCAAGAACGTCATGATAGGCCGGGGTGAATAGGTCGAAATCATTAGAAATAGTCTTACGGATATACATAATGAAACCCTCCCGTAGTCGTTAATGTCTCCCTATAGTGAGTCGTTATTCTGACCCACCAAGGGAGTTCTTTTAGATGCCGCTTGAGCGACGAATGTAGTTACCTTCCCAGCCACAACCAATCACGTTGAGAGGCGTTGTGTTGTCACTGAGGATGCGCACAGTGTTGTACTTAGCGTTACCTACTACCGGGAACTTATACTGACCAGTCCCAAGGTTCAACCTACCGACTCGCAGGTTGTCTGACCCTAAGCGACCACCAGCCATCTCGTAGCTGAACAGTCGGCTAAGGTTTTCAACCTCAATCGTGAAGGCCCCAGAGTCCTCGTAGTTAACCCAAGCGCGGCGAAGTTGCAAGCGCCCGATGTCTTCCGTAGCGGTTGACCCATCGTCTGCTGCTTTCTTGATGAGGAACTTAGAGAACTCATAGCGGAACGGAATGTTGAACCCGATGAACACCACCTTGCCATTCATGTTTCCATCAAGGTGAATGTGAGGGTACTGATTCCAACCCTGAGGAGGTGGGTCGCGCTGCTCGATTCGACCGTCAGCCTCTACCACAGAGATGCGCCCAGTGTTGAATCGCATACCGTAGATGTTGTCTAGGTGAATCGTAGAGACGTTGGTATCCTCATTGTACGAGTCCATAGGAATCCGGTATTCAACCTTGTTGTCCATGTACAGGCGGTAAGGCTCAGAGTCAATGTCCACCGTGTCCTTAGTGAACATGATGTACGCAGACCAAGTGTTCAGACCGTTGGTCAACAAGAGGTTCATCCGAGAGCCAATCGTGGATGCAGCCAATACGGTAACACCCGGCCCAAGGTCCCAATACGACCAAGACTGCTGGCGCAACTCTTCGTCAATGTAGAGGAACTTGTAGATAAAAATCTTACTCGGAGCACCAGCCGTAAGGACAGACGCAAAGTTCTCAGCGCTGGACCCGTGGATGTTGAACACACCGTTAGGGATGAAGCTAGGAACGTGAGCGGTCATATCCTCAGCGCTCTTGACACTGGACACATCCTGTACCGCATAGTAACGGTTGATAGACGTGAAGCTGGCACGGGGTGACGCAAAGTACACACCGCGTCCGATACCATAAGGCCGCGCTCGGTCCTGCACATCGAACTGAGTCGTAAGGTTCAACTCAACGGACTTGCTCGTCAGGATACCAGCAGCACCCAGAACGAACTGAGCCTCGTCTGACCACAGCAGGAGTTCCTCAGTGAACGGTACGGCGTACTTCAAGATTGACACTCGGTTGTGGCTGACTGCAACGTCGATAGGGTCATCGTCGCTGAGGTTCGCTACTGACGGGGGCCAGAAGTCAAAGTATTTCGCTGTACGAGATAACACGATGTTCTCCCCAGTGAGGAACCCTAGGCGGTTGCGGAAGAAGAACACATCGTTGATACACGAGTCCAAGATGGATGCGTAAGGGTTCGTTGTGTCATCCCCAGCGTTACGACCAGCCCAGTTCTGAGGTACGAGGTCAAAGTTACCATCGGCATTGCGAATCATAGTCCAAGGCATCGTCCGGTTGTCCCAAGCGTACTTAATGTTCCAGCCCACAGACTCCTTCCAGACTTTGCGTACATCATCATACGTAACGTAATACTGGTCAGCAGTCTTGGAGGTGTCCCCAACGATTTGCACCATGTAGCCATTTGGGGCGTTTAGAGGCAGCTTGTTGAATGACTGGGCGTAGTGAGTCACCGGGTTAATCAACTGGTCAGCGTAACCGTCCTTCGTTGAGATAGACCGAATGTTGTCAGTTGGCGGGGCAATCACGTGGATGAACCCTTGACCTACGTTCCATGTGAATGACGGGATATTGGTACGAGCTTGTGCGGCTAACTGTTCAGCAAGCCATTGAGCATCCGTATGGTTCACGTGCTCAGGTCTACTACCATCCTCAATCTTCAAGGAGGCTGCACGGACACCATTGAGGAAAATCTCAAGGGTACGACCGTACTGACCACCACGCACGTTAATCAGGCAGTCGCCATCTGGTCGGAACCAGCCGTTGTTCGTCAAGGCACCTGAGGCACGAACTACCCACTTTCGGTTAACGATGAACGTATAGTCAGCCACTGTGACCATTCGCAGGTCATCACGAGGTGTAGCCGATTGCACGTACTGACGGTCTCCACGGACAGCGTACTCTTTGCCGTCCATGTCGAACACCTTAACGTCAGTCCCGGTGAACACAGCGTAATACTGTTCGTATTCATCACGGTTGATAAGGTGGACATAAGGTGCAGCACCCAGCATGTTCCCAGCGCCTAACGCACGGTTGTACATAATTGGTGAGCGCTTCTGGAGGCCCTCAGTCTCTGAGGACCATCCGTTCACCTGTAAGGCCCCTTGCTCAGGGTAGCGCAGGATGTCAGGCTGCTGAGACATACCGCCCTTAAGGTTCTTGATTGATTGACTAATGAGGGACATTGAGAGCCTCCTATGGTTATTAACGAGACAGCAGACCCTGTACGAAGGAGTCACCATCGAGCATGTTGTAGTTACCGTAATCCAGTTCGTACTCAAAGCACGCCTGCTTGGCTTCTGCTTCTTCTTCCTGCAACGTACCGTCAACCTCTGGTGCACCAAAGAACCGAGAGTTAAACTGACGGGCAGCTTTGGTCACAATCAGGTGTCGATAGCATTCAGGCATCTCATCGAACTCTCTGAGTCTGATAAGGTTCACCACGATGCCACCGGGGAAACGGTCGGTCCGGGCGATACGGTCATACACGTAACCACCACGGTTCACGTATTGGGATTGCCCACCGTTGGAGAGCATAGACAGGTAGTCAGTGTTGTAAGGAATCATCTCAGAGAACACGTCAGGTAACAGCGTGACTCCCTCTTCGATGTTGAAGGTCCACCCACGGGACTGAATGGAGCGGTTAACCTTGTTGAGGATTCGACGGGCGTTCGCTACGTCTGCGTTAGCATCACCCTCAAGGGTAGAAACTGGAGGTTCGCCGATAGCTGCCAAGATGTCATTGACTGCTGCTAGTTCTTCGCCAGACTCAACGTTCATTTCATATGAGCGCATAAAGCCTCCTTAAGATGGCTGTAAGCAAAAAACCCCTCGAAGACCGTGAGTGGTCCCCAAGGGGTTTGGCTGTATGTTATTCAGATTGCAGAGCTTCTTTTGCCGCTTTGTTGGCAGCACGAGTACGCGCAGCTTTCTGGGCTGGGGTTAGCTCCTCAGGTTGTACACTAAAGGAAGCCGCTTGGACTCCCTCTGTGTTAGACCTTAAGCCCCCGCTTTGAAAACCGCAGCGCCTGCTGCTTCTGGACGCAGACCGCCGTGGCCCATAGCATACTTAGCGATAATCTGGTCAGCTTGGAAGTTAGCGCGACGTGCACGCTCCAGAGCCAAGTCTTTCAGTTTCACAGTACCTACAGCGGAACGATGCTGGAACAGGCCAATAACGTTCTCCATGTTGACTTTACCACCAGTTGCCGGGAAGGCGTGTTTCTGGTTAGCCGCAGCGACACCATCTTCAGGACGGTCATCACCAGCACCACCAGAAGTCAGGTGTGGAACTTCAACAACTTCGAAGCCCATAACGTTACGGATAGAACCGCGCTCAGGGTCAATCAGAGCCGCGTAGTTCGCAGCGTTAGGCATCAGAGCAGCCAGAATTGCAGAGTAGTAGTCAGGCGTGGTGTAGAACACACGGTCAGACGCCGGGACGTAATCTTTGGTCAGACCTGCACGAGCTTTGGTCAGAATCGCAATGATTTCTTTACCCAGTTCTACTTGGCCAGCTTCCAGTTCAGCCTTGGTCTTGCTTGCAGTGTACAGCTTGGCAGCACCCAGACCCTTGATGTTCTCGTTAGAGGCATCCGGCAGGTTAACCAGAGCGGCCAGTTCAGCCAGTACAGCACCGTCAGCAGCCATCGCCAGAGACTCACCCAGTTGCGCAGTGTATTCTGCACGAACGTCGTAGTGGTTCATCGCGTCTTCGATGTCGTAAATCAGAACGTCAGCGGTCAGCAGTCCATCAATGTGGATTACTTTCTCGGTGTGTTTGATGTCTTTACGTTTATCATCTAGGTTCTCACCCGGTTGCAGGTAAGCAGCTTTGGTACGACCCAGCACAGGGAACTGAGCGGATTTACCGGAAGCAATGGAACGAATCATGTGACGGTTCATGGTCACGGAGGTACGAGCGAATGCAGTCAGAACTTCGCCACCGAACACTTTCAGGAATAGCGCCAGTTTGTCTGCTGCGGATTGACCTTTACCTTGGTTAGTACCCAGTTGCTGTCCACCAGTCATGTTAGCCATGTTGAATCTCCTTCTATGAGTTAATCGAAATAGTTTGTTGTACTTCAGTTTGAAACGTGTTGGTTCACATTACGAAATACTAAGGGAGCCTGATGCCAGAGGTCCGGTAGGCGTTCTCATGGTCTCCCTATAGTGAGTCGTTAATACTTAGAACGTAGAGTCGATGACCATCTGTTCTACCTGACGGCGATAGTTGCTGTCATGGCGATAACGACTGTCGGACATTGCCTTAATCATCGCGTCACGGGACTCGAAGCCCTTGCGCTGAGTGGCTACAGTTTTAGCCGGGGTTGCTCGTTTGGTCACGCTGCGTGCGGCAGGTTTGCCGAACTTCGAGTTAAAACTCTGGGAAGCCAAATTGATGATTGCTTTCAGAGTACCGACATCGCGGTTCTCCAAGGCATTCTCAAGGCTTGCCGCAGCGTCTGGGTTGTTAGACTGAAGGTGAGCATGAAGTGCACTGAAGCGCTCCTGACCACCAGCAAATGCCACAACCTGATTAACGTATGCGTCTACCAGTGCTTCCTGACCCTTGATGTAGGAGTCAACGAAAGCCTTAGAGTAGCCTGCCTCAGCTAATTCTTTGTATGACTGCTCAGAGATTCCATCACCTTCATACTCAGCTTGAATACGTGTGATAGCCTCTTCGGACACACCACGTTCGAACGCTTGGTTCACAATCTCTTGGAACCCTTCCGCGTGCTGAGAGAGTTGCTCAGTGGTCTCAGTCAGTTCAGCAGGAACGTCACCCAGAGGTGCGAACTCTTCAGTCTGACCTTCGGTCCCTTCTTCAGGGTCTGACTCGAAGTCATCTTCCTGAGCACCTTCTTCACCGATACGAACCTGAACGAACCCATCGTCTTCACCTTCAACGGCGAACTTGTCAGGGTTGCCATACAGGTCAACTTCTTGTGATTCGTCATCATGCAGCAGGATTGCATCATCGCCATCACGGGCAGCAACATCCAGAGCCAGCATGTTTTGTTCGTGTTCTTCTTGGTTACTACCAGACATCACAGCGGAGGAAACTCCAAAGGATGCATATACGTCTGCGTTAGATTCGCCAGCCATGTTGATTCTCCTAATGTTAGAAACTAAAGGGAAACCAGATAGTCTCCCTATAGTGAGTCGTTATTACATGCCCGGTTTCAGCCCCACAGAGTCAGCAGCTTGCGCCATCGCCTCAGGACTTGCAGTAGCCTGTGCAGCCATACCTTGGCCCATTGCAGCACCGCCATTGAGTGCAGCCTGTTCGGCAGCTTGACGGCCCATGATAGCGTTCTTCTGTTCTTCCGTGAGGAGGATACCAGAAGTGTCGATACCGATAGCGTTCGCAATGCGTAACTTGATGACAGCCACGTTGATGTCCGGGTCGTCCTGCATAGGCTTCAATGCGGTCCACGCTGCGATGCAACGCTCAAGTTTGTCCAAGTCCTGACCACGCCCGATAGCCTCAAGGCCCGTGCTAATGGTTGGCTCGACGGCCTCTCTCGGTAAGTCTGGAATCTTTTGCGTGGCCTGTAGCTGCTTAAGCAATACACGGACCAGAGGCAATTGAAGTTCCTGAGAGAGAATCGAATAGACACCACCAAGGGTATCTTCCAGTTCAGACGCAACGTACCGAATCTCTTCGGCGGTCACGCGCTCACCGGTACGCTGGACAGCGGAGTTAAGCATAAACGCATAGGACAGTCGGGCTTCAATCTGGTCACTCACAGCCTTAGCCACTGTGAAGTCTGCCTGTTTCTCAAGCTGCAAGAAGTCGATGTCCTCACGCTTACCGGGAACGAAGTCACCAGTAGCCGCTTTGGTCAGACGACGAGGCTGAGTAATACCAGCAGGGTTAACCAGACCGATTACCTTAGCGGAAATCATGGACATCTTAACGATGGCCTCTTGGAGGTTCTCAAGGGACCGTAAGTCACCCAGATACTCTTCACAATAGGAACGACCATAGGACTCCCCATCGATACGCACCATGCGCACAGGGACCCAAGGTACACCATCAGTCGGATACTGTCCGTCCGAACCATCAATCTCAACGCCTTCCACTTCCTCATACTTGAGGTACTCACCGGATTCTTCATCCAGATAGATGTGGGTGTACACGTCGATTGACTCTTCGGGTTTCTTCTCACCACCATTCTTTTCGACTGCTGAACGGACATCCTCAGGGAGTGCACCGAAAGCAATCTGGTCCCGTGTGACAATCTGTAAAACGTTGCCGTATGCGTCTCGTTGGACAACATAAGAAGACAATCGGTACAGCTTCATCGGGTTATAGGCAGTGGCAGAACCCTCAGGTTCAGGCATGTAGAGAAGAGCGTTACCAGCTACGATTAACTGCTTGATGGCCTCAAAGAGGGTCACGCGGTAGCTGTTAGACTCGATGTAGTTCATGATGATACGTTCAACCATCGACAAGCCTTCGTCAACCTTTGCGAGACCCTCATCGTCACCGATTAAGTTCTTCGCTTCGAACTCACTAATGGTCAGCTTCATCCACGTTTGCATCGGGAATAATGCCAGCATCAGCTTGGACGCAAGGTTGTTCAGACCGCGAGCACCTACAGCTTGCCACGGAGTCTGATAATCTGTTGATTCGTTGTCGGAGTCTTTAGGGAATAAGGAGGGTATGGTATATGTAGCACAGTTCTCGGCTCGCGTCTCATAAGGCTGACGGTCGTTCTTGAGCTTGTCGTATACAGCCTTAGCACCCTCCTCGGCAAACCCTGTACGTGCTTGAGTTGCCATT